AAGTACAATTGGGTTTGGGAAAAGTCTACAGTTATCGGCGCGGCGAACTGCAAAAACAGGCCAATGTCCAACCATGAAGATATTTTAGTTTTTAGCGGGGGCGTGACAAACCACGCTAGCCGGACAAAACACCGTATGCCTTATAACCCGCAAGGTTTACAAGCTTGCGAACTGGTAAAGGTAAACACCGTGCGCCGAGGGCGGTCAACAGGGGGGGTTAACCCCAGTGCGGGGGGAATCGGTATGCGCCCAAGCTTCCAACCCACATATAAACAAACGCAGACCAATTACCCACGGACTGTGCTGGAGTTTTCAAACGGCAACCATAATGCGCAACACCCGGCACAAAAACCTACTGCCTTGTTGGAATATCTGATCAGGACTTACACGAACGAAGGGGACATTGTGCTGGACAACACAATGGGCAGCGGTTCAACGGGCGTGGCCTGCATAAATACAAACAGACGGTTTGTAGGTATTGAGAAAGACGATGTGTTTTTTGACATTGCCTGTGAACGTATAGCGAAAGCACACAATGAACGAGACCAAACAGAGGGTATGCCGATATGAACTTGGAAGAACATAAAGAGTCTGACCACAAATACCACGATGACTATCTGAAAAAGCACCATACTGAAGCATCGCACAAGCACCATAGCGACGTGCATGGCGACCATAAGGAGTCGCATAAAAAGCTCCGTGACCATATCGTAGACAACTTTAAAGGCAAATGACATGCGCCCGTCGAGGGGTATGGGGGATATGAACCCCAAGAAGCTGGCTAAGGTGAAGGTGCTTAAGCGCACGGATAATCCGGGCAGCATTAATGCATACAAAAAAGGCGGCAGGACGCGTGGAGGTAAAAGATGACTACTTCAGGCACAGCGGCGTTCAACCTATCCGTACTTGACATTATCGAGGAAGCTTTTGAGCGTTGCGGGGCTGAAAGCAGGTCGGGCTATGATGTGAGGACTGCCCGCAGGTCACTGAACCTGCTGACAATTGAGTGGGCCAACAGGGGCATAAACCTATGGACAATCACCCAAGGGGCCATCCCGTTATATACGGGGATCAGCAACTACGCCCTGCCCGTGGACACGATTGACCTGCTTGACCAAGTAGTCCGCACAGGCAGTGGTCAATCGCAGACAGACATAAACATAAACAGAATTTCATCGTCCACCTACGCGACGATACCCAATAAAAACGCCACAGGCCGCCCCATACAAGTGTGGGTAGACAGGCAGTCGGACGCTATATACCCCACCACCGGGCAATCAACCCCGCAAATTAACGTCTGGCCGATGCCAGACCAAGGTTCTGTAACCTCCCCATACTATACGTTCGTGTATTGGCGTTTACGCCGCATACAGGACTCGGCAACGGGTGTGAATACCCAAGACATCCCGTTCCGTTTTTTAAATGCCCTAGTGGCAGGTTTGGCGTATTACATGGCGTTTAAACTGCCTAATGTAGACCCACAACGGGCTATGGGGCTAAAGGCTGAGTATGACGCCCAGTTGCAGCTAGCTATGGAAGAAGACCGTGACAAAGCCTCTGATAGGTTTGTTCCCCGTATCATGGGGTATGGACGGTAGCAATGGCACCCAAATACGCTTCCGGCAAATGGGCGATAGCGGAGTGTGATCGCTGCGGTCAACGCTATAAATTGACGCAGCTTAAAAAACTGACGATCAAAACTAAGCTTGTAGCCATAAAAGTATGCCCTGAATGCTGGGAAGCTGACCACCCCCAATTGAAAGTGGGCATGTACCCTGTATATGACCCACAAGCCGTAGTTGAGCCTAGACCGGACAACAGTTATGATACTTCAGGTTTGGATAGCCTTGGGTATGTGTCTGGGGGCAGCAGGGATACCCAGTGGGGGTGGAATCCCGCAGGCGGTGGCAATTACTTGGGGTTGACACCCAACGCTTTGAACAACACGCCGACAATAAGCAGTGTCGGCATTACAACATCATAAATAAAACCAGTAGGAGTTTAGCATGGCTATCGGCGGCGGTATCGAAACAAAAGGTAAAACTAAGGGTAAACAGGTAGGCGGCAGTGGCAGTAAAGCCGCTGATTCGGGGCTAATGTTTGGCAGCGGTAAAACCAAAACAGTGACCAATGAATCGTTAAAAACCAACGGGCGCAACATGGCAAAGGCCAAAAACCAAAAAGGCGGCAAATAATGGCCAAAAACGATGAGTTATACAAACAACCCCAAAGCGTCCCGCTACCTGCCAACCACCCTAAAACAGACGCAAAAACCACGGGGGTTAAGATGCGCGGCACAGGCGCGGCAAAAAAAGGTGTGATGTCACGCGGCCCTATGGGGTGATTTATGGCAATGACATACACGGTGTTGGGCGAAGCGGTCGCGGATTATCTGGAGACTTCCTTCACGTCTACAGGTGGTTACAACCAGTTAGACACGTTTATCGCACAGGCCGAGCAACGTATATTTAATTCCGTACAACTGCCCGATTTACGCATCACCGCAACGCTGAACGCTACGGCATCGACCCCGTATGTGCAAGTGCCATCGGATTTTATGTCGGTGCATTCTATGGCGGTGTACGGCCCGACGGCTACAGCCTATGTTTTTTTGCTTAACAAGGATGTGAATTACATCCGTGAGGCATACCCCGACCCGGCTTATACGGGGCAACCCGCATACTATGCCATATTCGGGCCATCTGCTGGCAACGCGCTTGATTTGGTGTTCATATTAGGGCCTACACCTGACCAAGCATATAACTTGGAACTACAATACTTTCATTACCCGCAGTCTATAGTGACCACCGGGGAGACATGGCTGGGTGATAACTTTGACTCAGCATTGCTATGGGGAACTGTGGTCGAGGCATACCACCACCTTAAAGGTGAGGCGGATTTGTTGGCGGCATACACCAAGCGGTATGAGGAAGCAATGGCGGTGCTGAAACAATTGGGTGACGGCAAAAACCGTATGGATTCCTATAGAAGCGGGCAAGTGCGCCAAGGGGTTGCATAATGGCATTAAACCAGTCGGTTACGACTAGCTTTAAGCAAGAAATGCTTCAGGGCATACACAATTTGACCTCTGACGTGCTTAAACTCGCCCTGTATACAGCAAACGCTTCGCTAAGTTATGCGACAACGGCATACACGACAGTTGGAGAAGCAAGCGGTGCGGGCTACACCGCTGGGGGCATGGTGCTTTCCAATGTGACAGTGCAGGCATCAGGCGGCGTGGTTTATGTGTCGTTTGCCAACCCGTCATGGGCTGCGGCGCTTACGGCTAGGGGGGCGTTGATATATAATGCAAGCAAAGCAAACAGGGCGATTGCCATACTGAACTTTGGGAGCGACAAAAGCTCCACTAGCCTGTTTACGGTCAACATGCCACCTAACACGCCCTCAACGGCATTGCTATTATTCTAGGGACATACAATGGGTACTAACACAACTAACTTAGGGCTGCTGCTACAGGCGGATGGGGACAACCCAGGATCGTGGGGGGACAAGACTAACACAAACCTACAGATACTAGAGCAGGCCTTGACCGCCATTGCTTCGATCACTGTCACATCAGGCGATTATGTATTAACACATACGTCAGGAGTGGTAGGGCAGCAGGCGCAGTATGGGATACTGCAAATATTTGGCGCACTTACAGGCAACGTGACCATAACCTTACCTACGGGTGTGCAAAAGTCCTATATCGTAACAAACGAAACGACCAATACAGGGGCAACGGCTTATTCTGTCACTTTTAGAATATCAGGGGGGAGCGGCAGCACGGTAAGTGTAAGCCAAGGCAACACACAAGTCATATACACAGGCGGGACTAATGTTTTTGCGGTAGACCCTGCGGGGAATTGGTCGGGCGTGTCGACATACACTTTTGCCACAGGGGCAACAAGCTACGCAGTGTCGTCAGGGCAGTTTGGGTGTATGTTGGAGTTCGGTGCGACTGTGACGGGTGGTGTAGCGACTATCCCATCCCCAGTAGGCGTTAATGGGGCTACGCTTGGGTTTTATAACAACTCTGGCTACCCCATTAGCATAACCACTTCGGCGGGGTACTTCTTTGGGCAAGGTGTAGCCACCGGAAACCCGACAACGTTTTCCATGCGCCCCTACATAATGACAGTGATGGTTTCTGACGGGTATAATTGGCTAGTTTATGCGGGGCAATGCACTGGGGGAAGTTTGGCAAGTGCCGTGTCACTAGCTACGGGTACGACAAACATTGACTATGGATACATAGGTAAGTTGTTGGGGTTTGGGGATTCTACAGCCCGCTCGGTAACTATACCGACGGCATCAAATATGAACGGTGCGGTCTATTATTTGGTTAATAACGGATCGGGGACGCAGACGCTCACTTCCAACGGGTTTTTCTTTAACGGGGCATACGGAACAACCTTAGCCTTAGCCGCGAACCAATCAGTAATGCTGGTTTCAGATGGATATAACTGGTGTGCGTTTGATGGATCGTGGGTGATAGACAAGCGGCTTACAAATTATGCCTTACAAACTGCGGTAGGGAACTTGGAGGGGTTTAACGGGCTGGCAACCAGCTCGACATTGACAACCAGCCAGTTTGGGCAAGGGTTCGAGTTTGGCGGCACAGCATCAATGACCGCAACACTGCCAACGGCGGCCGGCAATGCGGGGGCTACATTTTATTTCATAAACAACACAAGCAATGCGTCAACCCAAACGCTCACTTCCAACGGGTTTTTCTTTAACGGGGCATACGGAACAACCTTAGCCTTAGCCGCGAACCAATCAGTAATGCTGGTTTCAGATGGATATAACTGGTGTGCGTTTGGCGGCTCGTGGGTGGTTGACCAACGGGTTACAGGCATAGGCATAGGGCAGAATTGGAACTACCTCAGTACAAACCTGTCTACTGGGTCACGGGTGTTTAACACCACATACACCAACACCACAGGTAAACCAATACAGGTTATGATTTCTGTATCTACTGGACTAGGCACTAACAATATAGGCCAGCCTTATGTCAATGGCACGGCTATAGCCACGTTTACCCAAAACAGTAATCAAAATGGTTATGCGGTGTTTAGTTTTATTGTTCCCGTTGGCGGCACTTACCTCATGACCGGCACAGGCTGGTATGCGTCAGGGAACAACACCACTTGGGCGGAGTTAAGATAATGGCTTATTACAAAAGTTCAGACAATGTTATTTACTACCTTGATGCAGTTGATGCGGACAATTGGCAGCGGTGGTTGCCAATTGGTGTTGTGGCGATTACCGATGCTGAAGCGATGGCCATAATAAACCCACCGCCCACTTTGGCAGAAGCGCAGGCGACCCAGATAGCCCTGCTGAACCAAGCTTATCAAGGGGCGATAACCGCACCGGTAAGCTACACGACACTGGCGGGGGCAGTGGCATCTTTTGGGCAGTCTGACAAAGACAAGGCAAACTTACAAAACGCTATTAGTGGCAGTTTGGCTGGCGGGGTGTGGGGGCTTGGCCTATGGTTGAACGTTAACGGCAGCCCTATAACACCGTTCACTTATGCCGATTTGCAAGGGTTGGCGGCGGCGATGGAATCAGCAGACATACCCGAATTTACACACTTACTGAATAAAGTGGCGGCAGTGCAAGCCGCGACAACCGTAGCCGATGTGGAGGCGATTGCATGGGTTTAAGCAAATATGTTTTTAATGTGCTTGTTGCTTTGGACGAGTTGGTCAACACTGTGGTGTTGTGTGGTATGCCCGATGAGACCATCAGTGCCAGATGTTACCGTGAACGGTTTGTGTCGCCCACTTGGGGGACTTTTAGGCGTTTGATAGACGCGGTCGCCCTCCATGTTTTTGGTGTTGGCGACCATTGTGAAATGTCTTACAGGTACGAAGAGCGGCATAGAACCATACCTAGGATT